ATTTCTTAATTAAGGAAAAGGACAGGTAACTATAAATGGCAATCTCCTCAAGTAAAGACTTTATTGTCTTCCCGAATGACAACTCGGGTCGCGTTTTCATTAATGAGGCCACATTCACAGCCAGTGGTACCTGGACAGCACCTGCTGGTGTAACTAGCGCCCAGGTTATCCTTGTAGGCGCAGGCGGTGGCGGCGGCGGCGGTTCACGCGAAGTTGCAGGCGGCGGTGGCGCTGGTGGTCAGGTAATCGTCAAGAACATTACCGTAACACCTGGCACAACCTACTCTATGACAATTGGAGCGGGTGGACAAGGCGGTCAGGGTGCTACTACATCTTCGACCGACGTAATTAACACTCTTCCTGGTAACAACGGCTCTGCAACTGTATTTGGTAACATCACAGTAGCTAACCTTCTTGTTAACGCAGACTTTGACTACAACGTACAGTCATGGGATGCAAACACATTCTTCCGTTCTGTAACTGGTGTTAACGGCGCTTCAGCACTTACCGTATACCCTAACGCTGCAGGTCTTGCACCTGGTCAGTATGTAACTGGTACCTCCATTGGTACATCTGCTCAGATTGTTTCCATCACAGGTAACATCATTACCGTATCGGTAGCTAACACAGGTACCGTAGCAACGGTTGCAAGCTTTGGTATTAACGAAGTTGTTGTTCAACCATCTAACGTATTTTTCTACAATATTTCTACTGCTGCGTCAGATATTACATCTAACCCACAGACAGGAAATACCCCAGCTTCACCATACTTTACAAACCTATCAAATAACCTTATTCAGCCAGAAATTGCACAGCTTGAAGAAGCCGCAGTTATTACTAACAACTACATTCGTCAGTATGGAACTGCTCTATCTTCATTCTCAATTACCAACGCTGGTGTTCCTACCAAGCTAGCTGAAATGGTTGGTGGTTATGCAAAGCTTGCTACAGCTGCACTTACCTCTTCAACTGTAACACTTGATAGCACACTTAACGTGTATCCAGGCATGTACATTACTGGTACAGGTTTTGCTTCAGGTACAACCGTTCTTTCTGTAGATAGTACAACTCAGATTACAATCTCATCTACAACTACACAGTTAATGACAGCCCAAGCAGCAGTAGTCTCTTACTCAGGTGCTTTTGGTGTAAACGGTCTTATTGCTGGTACAAGCTCATCAACATCTGCTGGTGCTCCTACATGGGTTCAGTTCTCATCAATGAACTCAACCACAACATCTAACGCTACTCAGACAGTTGCTAACTACCAGGGTATTCCTTACATGCCTGGTCAGACTTACACACTTTCTGCGTACATGTCTACTAACTCAAATATCAGCACATCAACACCTATCCTATTCCAGATTCGTTCTGCTGGTGCTTCATGGAATGCTATCTCTAGCACAGCCTATAACACAACAAGCGGTTCTAACTCAGGTACTACTAACTCAATTGACGCGGGTCAGGCTAACGGCTTCTTCGTACGCCAGGCAACACCTGCAACATTGACAAACTACGGTGGAACATTTGCTACAACAGCAACAGGTTCAAACGGCACTACTAACATCACCGTTGCAGATGCAACTGGTATTTTGATTGGTATGGCAGTTACTGGTTCTGGTATTCAGACAAGCACAGTTGTACAGGGTGTAACAGGCCTTGTTATCACTCTAAGCCTTGCAACTAACGGAACTCTTTCAGCAACTGCTGTTACATTTTCTAACCCAGCTGGTGTTCAGATGCTTGGTTCTAACGTAACTGTTGGTCAGACTGGATGGCGCCGCCTTGCAGCAACATTCACAACCCCATCAATTGCATCAGCACTTTCTAATGGTGTATACCAGTGGGGTTCAACACCACAGTTTATCCACCCTGTAATTGTGCTTCAGCAGCCATCTGTTAACTTCTGGATTGACAACATTCAGCTTGAGTGCGGTAACACCGCTACAACATGGCGCCCACCTGTTTACCGTGAGGCGCAGGCTATGATGATGTGGTCACAGGCTTCAACAGGTGCAAACCTTGAAACAACTCACAAGTTTGTAAAGGTATCACCAAGCACTAACTACTCAGGTTCTGCATTCGTAGTTGCAACAGGTACTTCTAACCAGTACCGTCCAACACGCGCATTTATTGAGTACTTCGATGCTGACTACAACTCACTTCTTCGTACAGAAGGAAACAACGTTTATCTTCCAATCTCTGGTGCACGTAACCTAAACCAGCAGATGCCTAACGTTACTTACCCAATACGTGTAGTTGTTAACGCAGCCCTTTCACCTGTAACCGCTGCTTACGCTCGTTTCGGTATCTTGAACTATCAGGGTGCTCAGACTGGTTCAGCAGGACAGGTTGAATACAGCCTTATTGCTCCACAACTTGAACCAGCTTCAGTGGCTACTGTTTACAAGAAGGTTGATAACGTCAACTACTTCTACGCAGGTCAGCCAGGACAGACAGCTATTGTTTCTTCACTTGGAACACTTGCTGCAGAAGGTGGTGGCGGTGGCGGAACTTACAACACCTACAACTACCACTGGCAGTTTGGTATGGAAGGTGGAAACAACGGCGGACACGCAGCAGTTGGAAGTTACACTTACCAAACAAATGCTGGCGGTGGCGCTGGTGCAGGCGGCGTAGGCGGTAACGCTATTGGCTACGGTATTGCTAACCAAACTAACTCACTTGATGGACACCGCGGTACAGCTGCTCTGTCTCAGCAGATTTGGCCAATGCGCGGACATCAAGGTGGAGCTGCGGTAGTTAACTCAAGCACATATTCACAGTACCTATCATATTATGCTGGAAACGGCGGACCTGGTGTTCTACTTAACGGTTTGAACTCTGGCTCACCTCTTGGCCTACCACTTGGTGGTGGAGGAGGCGGTGCTGGTTGGGCAGCTAATAACTCAACACAGCAGGCTAACCCTGGTCAAGGCCAGAATGGTGGCGGTAAGGGTGCTCCTACATGGCTCTACAACGCTAACAGCGATGGTGGTTCTGATTACTACGCTCGTGGTCTTGACGCTATTGCTAACACAGGCGCAGGCGGCGGTGGCGGTGCTTCTAACTGGAACAACGCTCCTTCAACACTTATTACCCACTACACAGCTTCTCGTGCAGTTAACTACGAAGCTATCTCATCTGAATACTACAAGTGGAACCCTATCTATAACGCAACCACAACAATTGTTGGTGGTTCGATTATGTACGGTGCTAACTCACTACGTGTAACTATTCAGGATACAGGTAACGCTAAGGTTACAACTTCATGGCAGCAGTTCCCAATTATGCCTCGCATTGCGTTGGTATTCCCTGGTGTTGCTGCTCGTCTAACAACCGCTCCTGGTGGTGTTACATCATCCCAGTTCACAGGTCTACCAAAGCGTGTACGTCCAACAGTTCGCTGGAAGGATTACCGTAACACTCTTATCAAAGAAGAGCGCCCAATTTACGATATCCAGTTCACAGCTACTAACTCAGTTACTTACCTAGGTGTTTCAGGTGTAGCAACTTCAGGATACTGGCAGACACTCAAGGCCCCTGCTAACGCAGCGTTCTTCGATGTATGTTGGGAATTCCTATACATGGATGCAGGCGACGTAGTTGACGTTGACTTCTCTTCTTGCCAGTACTATGGCTATGACTCACAAGGTGGAAACGGCGCAGATGGCTTTGCTATGATTCGCTGGTTCGACAAGGCAGTACTCTAGGAGGTATGACAAATGGCTAAATTCGCACTTGTAGATAACAACATTATCACCCAGGTACTTGTGGGTGAGACAGAGGCTGACCTAGGCACACTAGGTCAACTCTTTGAAACAGTTAAGGTCGATGGTATGGAACCAGAACCTGCTCGTGGATGGGAACGCGTAGATGGCGTTTGGCACCCACCTGTATCAAGCGACGCTGCTAAGGAAGCTTGGCATGGCGCTGGATACAATGAAAAAGAAGAAACAGAAGAAGCTAAAGAAGTAGAAGCTCCTAAAGAAGAAAAGAAAGCGAGCAAGTAATGGCAATTTCCTCACAGCCAACCGTGTTGGCGCAGTCCAATGATGCCTACATCAATGTGGGGGTAACAGGCCGTCTTCAGACACTTTCTGCTTCTACAGGGTCAATTAACGTTAACCCAACAAGCGGTTCTTTTATCCGTATTGCTAACCCAGTAGGTGCAGTAACTGTAACCTTCGTGGGCGTACCTTCAGGATATGGAACTCGTTGGCAGGTTGAAGTAGCAGCTCGTGGTTCAAATGCGGTTACCTTTAACGGAATCACATGGGACAACGGTTCAACTCCTACACTAGCTTCAGGTACAGCAAAGTCTATTTTAAACTTCTATTCGCCAGATGGTGGAACAACTATCTATGGTCGTCTAGAGTTTGCATCTGTAGCGTAACTATTAAGATTAGTTCCCCACCGTCCTTAGGGATTGGTGGGGCTTTTCTTTTTAAGGATACAATTAGATTATGAAAATAGCCGTTTACACCATTGCTCTTAATGAAGCTCAATTTGTAGAACGTTGGTATGAGTCCTGCAAAGACGCTGACTACCTAATGATTGCTGATACAGGCTCCGTAGATGGTACGGTTGAGAAGGCAAAAGAACTAGGCATTAACGTACACATTATATCCGTACGTCCTTGGCGTTTTGATGATGCCCGTAATGCGGCACTTGCATTATTGCCTGATGATATTGATTATTGCATCTCATTAGATATGGATGAGCTCCTAGCCCCCGATTGGCGCAAAGAAATAGAGAAAGCTCCTAAGGGAACTACTCGGATTAGATACAACTACACATGGAATTTTAATCCAGATGGCACCCCTGGTTTAGTATTTGGTGGGGATAAGATTCATGCACGCCATGGTTACCGTTGGGTACATCCAGTACATGAGTGCTTGTACACAGACCGCCTAGAAGAAAAAGAATATTGGTCTCAACTAGGATTATGGCACAAAGCGGATGATACTAAATCTCGTGGACAATACCTTCCTCTTCTAAAACTATCTATAGAAGAAGACCCACACAATGACCGCAACGCTTATTACTATGCGCGTGAGTTGTTCTTTCATGGAAGACTTGAAGAAGCTAAAGAACAATTCCTTCGTCATTTAAGTCTTCCACGTGCAGTTTGGAAAGCTGAACGAGCATCTTCTATGCGATATGTAGCTAAATGTTCTACAGATGAAGATGAAAAGTTAAAGTGGTGGAAGCTTGCAATACAAGAGGAGCCTGGCAAAAGAGAAGCTTATGTAGAGCTAGCTCAATATCATTACGATAAAGGTAGTTTAAATGAGTGTTACTTATTAGCTAAAAAAGCAATTAATATTAAAGAACGACAATTAGATTATTTAAATGAAGCATTTGCTTGGGGCTCAACGCCATATGACCTAGCTGCTGTGTGCGCTCATTGGTTAGGAGAAAGCGCTAAAGCACTTGAGTATGGTGAGAAAGCGGTGGAGTTAAGCCCTACAGATGAACGTTTAATTAGTAACCTAGAGTTCTACAAGCAGGGGGTTCAATGAGAGCGCATATGCCTGGTGGACGTTTTGATGCAGATTATGAGACCACCGCTCTTCTTAAAGGCGTAGATGCCGACCTTAAATTTCCTGTGGGAACTAAGTGTGATTGGTATATTTGGAATCCTACTGGAACTGTTACAGACCCCATTTACGATGTTGGGCAAGACCTTACAAACGTATATGGAGGAAAAGTGTGGACTGGCCCATATAAACTTCCAGTTGTTAGAGCAGTTATTAAACAAGGTAGTATTAAAAACTCTCAAGCTGGATACTATGGAACTGACTCGTTACACCTTACTCTCAATGCTGAAGATGTAGAGCGTGTTGCTTCTGGAGTTATTGGTAACCCAGACCTTCAAGCAAGAGGCCGAATTATTTGGAAAGGTCAAGTTTATAGACCGTATTTTGTACAACAGGCGGGGATTGTTGCTGAAAGATATACCCTCTTGATTGTAGAATGTATGCAGGTTATGCCTGACGAAATGGTTAATGACCCACAATTTGCTGCGTACGCATCTGGCGTACCTGATACATACGACCAGTAGGAGACATAATGGCAATAGTTCATGTTAATAAAACAGTAGCCGCTACAGCTACTTTACTTACAACTTTAAACACTGGAACCGAATACACCGCGGTTTCCATTCAAAATAACGACTCAGCTTCTATTTTTATTGGTGATGCCACAACAGCCACTACAGGAGCTAATAAGGGTCACGTAGTAGCGGCAGGAGCCACCTACCAATTATGGCTTCGCGCTTCTGATGCTGTTTACGCTATTTCAGCGGCTGGCACAGCGGCAAACGCAGTCTCGGTTCTTTACTCACAGGTATAAAATGCCTTTTAAGTCAGAGGCTCAAAAGGGTTGGATGTATGCCAACCACCCACAGATGGCAAAACAATGGCAGGAGCACACCCCTACAGGTAAGAAGCTTCCTGCTAAACTTAAGAAGTCCAACAAATCGAAAGGCAAGTAATATGTGCAAATCATGTGGTTGTGGTTGTTCAAAGCCAAACTGTAATGGCGCTTGTAAGAAGAAAGGCGCTAAGAGCCTTTCACCTAAGCAAAAGAAAATTGCTGGCAAAGCTGGCGACCCAAAGAAAATTGATGCAGCTGATTTAGCTGCCCTAAGAAAGAAGAAGAAATAGTGTGCGCTACATGTGGTTGTGGAATGAAGGGCAAGATGTCAGGCAAGAAGCCTATGTCAAAGTCTGCTGATAAGAAACAAGATGCTAAAGCAATGTCTGGAATGAGCCCCGCTCAAAAGGCTAAGTTTAAGAAGGAAGATGCCAAGATGGATAAGAAGAAGCCATCCGCCAAGGCAGATGTAAAGATGGACAAAGCTCTAGCAAAGAAGATTAAAAAGAAGTAATTCGCTTAGGCCCCCGAAAGGGGGCCTTTGCTTTATCCTTATATTGAATCCATGCGGGATTCAAAGCTTCACCCTTGCGTTGTACCTTGCGAAATACTGGAGATGTCATGTCCGAAAAAATCTCATCAGCCTCTGATAGTGAATTCAGAGAAGAGATTGGAAAGAACATCCCTGGTAAGGCTGCCAGTATTGCTAATTGGGCTGGAGTTATCGCGGGTTACAAGTTAGGGAAGCATCTTGCCAAGCGAGATAAACAGCGTAGACGAGCTCGTTAATACCTACGCAAAAGAAGCAGCGTCAGATATGACGACTGAGATTCGCCACAGCGCAATTACAGCTGGGTGGCCCCAAGATATTGCCATGTCCCTTTCTGTTGTTTTTGAAGACGGTCAACTACGTATTGATTACCCAGAGAGCATGCAAGAGAAAGTTCATGATGAGGAGTACGGAACCCCGTCTAAACCCCCTACTTCAGTAATAAGAAGCTTTATGTATCGCTGTGATAAGTATATTGAAAATGTTTTAAATGGTGAGATTGTTGATGAGCTAGTAGTAGAGGGAGACATATTCTAATGGGAAATCCTTTTCTTATTGCAGAAGATGAAGCTATTAAAACCTATCTTCAAGGCATGACTGTTACTGATGAGAAGTCCGAATCAGCTACTGGCAACACAGGTGTTAGCAAGGTCCGCCCTATAAAAGTTTGGTTTGGGTACCCTGATGTTGAAATTGCAACACAGACCTATCCTTTTATTACTATTGACCTTGTAGATATTGTGCCCGCTAATGACCGTCAAACATCTGGACGTCTTAGCGATAGCGACTACAGAGGAACTATTGCTTCTGTACCTGGACAATCTTATGAATATGACATACCTGTTGCTTACGACCTGGTATATCAGCTAACCACGCATGCACGTCATCCACGTCATGACCGTTCTATTCTTTTTCAAATGTGGAATAAGTTTCCATCTAAGTTCGGCAAGCTAGCCGTCTCTAACCAACTTGGTACAGAGGCTGCTGTGCGTAGCATGTTCGTAGATGGTTTTGTAAAGCGCGATACGTTCAATAGCGAAGACGGTGGAAACCGACGACTATTGCGTAACGTCTTTACTGTAAGAGTGGTAAGTGAAATGACTCCAGCAGTTGCTGCACAAGCAAGTAAAGCAACTGAATCTGTGATTATTAACGTACCAACAAACAATTCGTCTATCCCTTCGGCATACACAATCGTCAAATAAACGGAACCTATGTATAACTTATCTAAGGAGACTATCTAATGGCATTTCAACGCCCAGGGGTATACGTTCAGGAAACGTTAAACCCTATTCAACCCGTTCCTGGAGCAAACTCTGATTCAATTGCTGCTTTTGTTGGTGTAGAAGAGCAAGGACCAGTTAACACTCCAACTCTTATTACTTCTTGGAACCAATACGTAACAAATTTTGGTTCCTGGAATTCAACAGTAGGCAATGATTTGCCACTTGCTGTTTATCAATTCTTCTCTAATGGAGGAAGTCAGTGCTACGTAGTACGCGCTGCAAACAGCTCAACTTCAGCGGCTCGTTCACTTAACGACCGTGCTGTTAGCCCATCTGCAACTTTGCAGATTCAAGCTAAAACAACTGGACGTTGGGGAAACAACCTTAACGTATCTATTTCTAACTCTGTTACAACTGGTTATTTTGATATCACTGTATATAGTGGTGGAACAACAGATTCTAACATTGTTGAGACTTTTACTGGTTTAAACATGACATCTACAGATACTTACTACGCACCATCAGTTGTTAATGTACTTTCAAACTACATTCTTTTGGTAGACCTTAACTCTGGAAACACAGGAAGTACTCGTAACCCAGCAGTTGTTGCTAATCAAACACTATCAGGCGGTAGTAATGGAAATACGCTAGGGCTTTCAGATTACTCAACTGCTTATTCATCATTTGACACAGTTCTACAGTCTTTGGTTTTGAACGTTCCAAACCAGACAGCAGCAAACATTGTTAATGCAGCTATTTCATATGCTGCTGGACGTCAGGATGTATTTGTAGTAATTGATGGTATTGATGACACACCTGCTAACCAGCTAACATTAGCGGGTACATACACAGCTTCATCATATGCTGCTGTTTACTACCCACCACTAGTAATTGCAGACCCAACTTTGGCTGTAGGTGCGGCAACAGGTCGTACACTAACAATTGGTGCAGGCTCAGCAGTACTTGGTCTTATCTCAAGTACAGATGCCTCACGCGGAGTATATAAAGCTCCTGCGGGTCTTCAAGCTCGCCTTGCTGGTGTTGTATCAGCTCGTTCACTTACAAACGCTAACCTAGACTCATTAAACAGCGCGGCTGCTCCAGTCAACGCTATTCGTTACGTTCCTGGTTCGGGTTATGTAGTAATGGGTTCACGCACACTTAAGGGCGGCTACGTAGATAAGTATGTACCAGTTCGTCGTACTCTTATCTACTTAACAAAGTCTCTTAAGGACCTTACAGCGTTTGCAATCTTTGAGCCTAACAATGAAACATTGTGGCGTCGTTTAGAGGCAACCATAAATGGATTCCTTACACAATTTTGGTCACAAGGTGGCCTACGTGGCGGAACACCAGACCAAGCATTCTTCGTAAAAGTTGATGCTGAGAATAACCCTCAGTATTTAATTGATAACGGAGAAGTTCATATCGAAGTTGGCGTTTCTCTACAACGTCCAGCTGAGTTCGTAGTTATTAAAATTGGGCAGTTTGACGGTGGAACCACCGTTACTGTGGCGTAAAGGAGAGCCCATAAATGACAAGTAGTATAGTAAACCGCTTTTCAACGCTAGCGACTGACCCGCTACGTTCCTTCCGATTCTATGCGGAATTCACAAAGTGCGGAGGCGATGATGTATTTGATAAGCGAATCCTCAATAGCTCTGCAAACAAACCAGCAACCACAGGTGTTTCTGATGGTTGGATTGGTGGCTTTAGCCAGATTTCTGGTTTGAGCATTAATACACAGTCAATCCCTTACCGTGAAGGTGGCTATAACACCACTGTTCACCAAGTACCTGGAATGACAACCTTTACACCTCTTACATTCCAGCGCGGCGTTCTTTATGGAAATGACCAAGCAATCACATGGATGCGCGGCCTTTTTGGTGCTGCATCAGGTGAAGGACTACAGATGCGTTCAGCAGTTGCTACTCGCAACTTCCGCGTAAATATTAATATTTACGTAATGGACCATCCAAATGCTAATGGGTCTGCAGCTGGTACAGCGGATTCTAACTTCCCTCGTATGGGCTTCAAAGTTCATAACGCATGGATTAGCACGCTAAACTATACAGACCTAAATGCTGCTGATGGAGCAATCCTTTACGAATCAATGACTTTGGTTCACGAAGGTCTTTCAGTATTCTTTACAGATGAAAAGTACGCTCGTAAAGACGGAGTAAAGAAGTAAACCAAACTTACTAGGAGTATAAAATGTCAGACATTATTACCGATGCACAACTACTAGCACAATTTGCAGAGAAGGCAATGGAGGAGCCCGCAGCAGTCATTAAGACGCGGGCCCCTTCAGAGTCTGAAGTACAACTGCCAGGTGGATTTATTGACCTTGATGGCGTATTACACACCACGGCAGAGGTTAAAGAACTAACAGGAGCAGATGAAGAAGCGGTTGCAAAAGCTGGTTCTTCAGGCAAAGCTCTTAACGTTCTTTTATCTAGAGGATTAGCAAAGCTTGGGGACAAGCCCGCTACCTCAAACGACCTAGATATGTTGCTATCGGGTGACCGTGACGCAATACTTTTAGGTATTCGTAGGGTTACATTTGGTGACAGTGCTGAGATGAGAGTCAAGTGCTTTACGTGCTCTGACGAACATGACACCTCTATTAACTTAAAAGAGGATGTTCCAGTAAAGTCATTAGATAAACCTGAAGAAGACCGTACGTGGGATATGGATACAAAGCTAGGACCAGTAACTGTATCCCTTCCAAACGGAATTACACAAAAACGGTTGATGGAAAATTACGATAAAACATCAGCTGAAATTAACACCCTTCTACTATCTGGTTGCATTCTTTCACTAAACGGATTTCCATCTGCAGGTGCGACTACTGCCCTATCTCTTGGTATGGCTGACCGCACAAAAATAATCGACGAGATTATTAAACGTAACCCAGGCCCACGCCTTGGGGAGGTGAAAAAAGCTTGCAAGGCATGCGGAGAGGATATTGACCTACCGCTTAGCTTGCTTGATTTGTTTCGTATTTAGCGAAGCAGATTACGAAGACCTATTAGACCAGTACGAAATTCTAACAAGAAGTTTTGCTGGTTGGACGTTAGCAGACATACGCGCTCTATCAGCTCGTGAAAGACAGAACTGGTTGGAACGCTCTAAACGATTTAGAGGAATGTAATGGCAAAAGAAGATTTTAACCTTGGTGGTTCTAAGGCTGGCTCTGTTATATCGCAATTGCGTACAGGCCTATCTTCTTTACGTCAAGAAATCAACTTACTTAAAAATGACACTGGCGGTTGGGTTAATACCTTATCTAGCGGTGTTAATAAAATGCACGGTGGTAGCGGAGGAGCTAGCTCTAACCAAGTAGCTCCCTATCCAACTTTTAGTTCACGAGGAGAACTACCTCCTCCTGGCGGCACTAGTAGCAATATTGTATTTAATCAAGGCTCTACTGCTGTTACACCGTATGTAGGTGGACCAAACGGAAACGGCGTCGGAAGCGGAAGCGGTGGCGGCGGAGGAATTAGTCGTGGAGCTTTATTTGCTGGTTCCGTTGGTGCAATCCAAGCCATGCCTGGAACTAAAGAAGCTGTTGAAATGCAGCTTGCTACATCTCGTATGGTGTTTTATCAGCAGCAAGCAAGTTTTCAAGCTGGCGGTTTTGGCGGAAACAAAGGTGTAAACCCTATTGGTTCTGGTTTCCTTGGTTTAGGCGGAGGAAAAGGACCAGGTGGAGATTACAACCAAGCTACGGCTTTTATGCAAAAACTGCAAAACAGCGGAACCACTACTAGTAAATTTGATGCAGCTAAAGCTTTTGACACTGCACGTCAATACGGTATTGGTGGGCCAAACCTTTCTGCTGTAATGGAAGGCAATGCTCAAATGTCTAACATTACTCCTGGTATTGGTATTGAAGGAGCTACCCGAGCATACGGCGCCGTTCAACAAGGTCGTAGCGTAAATATGCTTCGCGGTATTGGTATTAAAATTCGTGGTGAAGATGGTTCTATGAAACCTATGCCACAAATTATTGACGAGCTTTGGACTAAAATTACCAGAGAAATGATGGGCGGCGGAGCCGTTACCGTTAAAGATGTTGCTATATCTTTGCAACCAGGTAACGCGCTTGCTTCTATGCTTGACCAATATTTTGGTAATGACCCACTACTTCGTAAGCAAGTAGAAGACGGACTTATGATGAAAGCTCGTACTGGTGGAGCAAAGATGGCTGGAGCAGATTTAAAAAAATCTGCTTTATCAACTGGAGCATCTACCTCAGCTGTGCAGTCGCTTAGCGAAAGAATTACCGAATCTTCAAAAACTCTACAACAAGTTGCTCCTACTATGGCTGGAGCGTTTACTTTTGCTAATAGAATTTTAAGTCACATGACAGGGTTCTTTAATTTAATTGACCGTTTTACTGGAATCCTTAAGGGAATTGCTGGATTTAAAGCTGGGGGAGACACCTTATTAAGCGGTGGTGGCATTGGTGGGGGATTCTTTGCTTCAACTTTGGGTCGCATACCTATTATTGGTAACCTATTTAAAGCTGAAGGCGGACCCGTAGGAGAGCAAAAACCATACATTGTTGGAGAACGTGGGCCTGAGCTCTTTGTTCCTAAAGTTGATGGAACAATTGTTCCAAACCATGAGTTAAAGAATAATCCTTTCCGTGCAAATGGTGGAAACGTAACAGCTGGAGGGTATGGACTTACTGATAAATCCACACCTGAAGAATGGGCCAAAGCAATGTTGGTTGGACTTAATGCCCCTACTAACAAAGACAGCATTGATGCATTAAAGACATGGGCACGTTTTGAAGGCGGTAACTGGAAAAACTCTGCACATTACAACCCTTTAAATACAACGTATGGCATGCCTGGTGCTGAAGACATGAACAGTGCCCGAGTGAAGGCCTATCAAAATTGGGAACAAGGAATTCAAGCAACTATTAAAACACTTACTGGCTCTAATGCAGATAAGCGTGGGTATAGCGCTATTATTGCCGCATTACGTGAAGGTAAAGATAAAGAAACTATTTTAGATGCTATTAATAAATCTGCTTGGGTTCATGGAGAGGGGCGTCCAAGTAATTATCAATTTAATGGCTCTAGTTCCGATTACTCTGCTGGAAGTATGTACAAAGGCTCTGGGGGAACAGCTACTAGCACTGCTGGTGAAAAGTTTAGTATGTCTAAGTTTTTTAGTGAAGGTGCAAATTCTAATAAAAACTTGCTTTCTGACTTTGTTAAAGGTTTTAGTAAAAACTCTAAACCAGATACATCTAACGCAAACACCTATAACTATGGCGGTGTGACAGTTAACCTATCTGGTGGTGGAAGTCCCGAAGCTAACGTAGCGGCTCTTAAGGCTGCATTATCAAGCAATGAGACGCTAGCAAAGGCGGCACAATCATGACAGCAAGTGTAGTACCACCAACAGCTTTAAAGAAAAATACGGCGGCGGTTAACAAGCAAACTACTAGCTCTAAAAGCTCTGCCCGAATCAATAAGCTTCCTAGCGCACATTCAGTATCTGTTGCTGGAAAAATTGGAGCTGTCGCATTAGGTACGTTTGCCCTTGCAACTGGCGCGGGAGAACTTGCATTAGCTGGCGGAGCTTTATACCTTGCTTTTAATCGTATGGGAAACAACGACACTTCTAACACCTCAGCTGAAACAGTTGTTAATACTCCTGGAAGTTTTCCAGACCCTAAGTTTGAATACAATCTTCCTCCACATGCTTGGAGTTTGCCTGTGCGCCCTATTGATGTACAGGGTGGGGAAATAGCGGAAAACGGTAAATTAACTGGAGTACCTAATATCTACTCAAGAGCTAATGATGCGGGTAGAGAGGTTCATAGAAGTCGTAGAGGAGTTATCTGGTTTTGGGACAATGGAGATAAAATTTCTTCAGTTGATGCTTCTGGTAAAGTCACTACAGCTAAACAAAAACAAGCTGAGGCTGATAAAGCTAATAAAACCAAGAACAGCCAAGCTGGACAAAATAGTCATGCGTACGGTTTTCAGTTCTTGTGGAACCCTGAACAAATTACATCTAGCATTGCTAGAAATATGGATGTTACTCCTAGCTCTGCTGACCGTTTCCGCTCTGTAGCAGGTGCTTTTCCTGGACAAGAAAGTTACACCTTTACTATTGTATTAGATAGAGTAAATGACTTTGCTTGCATTAAATCTTTAGCTGGGGCTAAAAAATCAGCTAGAACTTCTTATCCAATTTTTCCAAAAGAAATTATTGATTATTACAAATATAGTTTGTATCAAGTAGGTGAGTCTAAAATAAGAGAGCAGTTGTATAACCTATCTCGTTATGGAACAATGGCTGACCTTGAATACCTATTTAAAGCTTTAAATGGCAATGGCGCTGGTCAAGGCGGTTCTCAAACTGAATGGACTACCCTTCTTAAGAAACCTACTGCAAATATTGGTTTTCTATCGCCTACACTTTTAGCATTTAGATTTGGTAGCGACGCTCTTGAGGGTCCTTCTTTTGTTGGGTGGATTACTAACCTATCAATTAATCATACGTTTTTTACAGAAGACATGATTCCTCTTCGTACCACTGTTAGCTTCTCTTGTGATGCCTTTGCTGGCTCTACGGTTGTTTAGGAGATACTATGACTATCTATACAGGTTCTCGTTACGAATACTCTCTTATTGATTTCTTTGCTGTTAAATCTGGTGGTAATGAGAACCCCACTGTTTTCTATGACTTTCCAGATATTGGATACCTTTCTTACTATAGCCACACTTTTGTAACTGGGGAACGTTTGGACCAACTTGCGTTTAAATATTACAAACGCCCAGGTCTTTGGTGGTTAATCATGGACCACAACCCTGAAATTAAAAACCCTTTTGATATTGAACCAGGAACTATATTAAGGATTCCTCGTGTATAAAGCTATAACAGTTGATTTTCCAGATAGCACTTATGCACCTACTGCCGTGTATAAAGCTGTTCTTTATCAAAAAGTATATGAACATGAAATGATGGTTCTTACTTTTAAAGACTGGGACATTACCTACGACACTATTCGTCCTGGTGCACCAGTACAAGCAAAAATTTATGGGTCAAAAACTAATAGAGACTTTGTTGGGTATATCCACCACATTGAACCCACTTCTAGTCCAGGCACTTCTTTTACAGATGTAGTTTGTATTGGGGGCTCTTTTCCTATGAAACAAGCATCACAAAAAGTTTATAGAAATTGTACAGCTAATCAAGTACTTAAAGAAATGTCTATAAAACACGGTTTAAGTTTTTATGGAATTCCACACCCACGTATTTTTGACCAAATAGCCCATGCGGGATACACCGATTGGCAAATGGCTGTACGTTTAGCTAAACAAATTGGTCACACTTTAAGGGCTGAAAATACAGAAATTTACTTTGAACCTATTCTTCACGACTATGCAAAATATAGAGCCGAAGCAATTAGGTACACGATGCGAGATGCCCATAAACCAGAAGGCTCAACTCTGTACTCATTTAGACCATTGATTGGTGAGTCTTTAGAGTTTGATGGGGACATGAAAGCCGCTGTTGCTATTAGCGGAGTAGACAGGGCCTCAAAAGAAGCGCTGTCACAAACTAAACAACAGAGAAACCCTAAGACAAAATCTAAATCGCAAGAGGAGTTCTTTGACCGATTTAGCTCTTTAGTTGTTGCTCCAAACTCAGACGTTGCTAAACATGAGGCTAACGCTGCTGAAGCAAGAAATTCTTTTCCATATAGAGGTACAGCAACAGTGCTTGGTGAACCAAACATTCGTCCAAATATGCCTGTTTACTTAGATGGAGTTGGCCCTACTTATTCTGGGTATTGGACCGTTTTAGGGGCTGAACATACAATTGTTGAAACTGAAAGAAATGTCTACACCTATACAACAACTATAATGTTAGGTTCAGATTCTGTAGGACTTGCTACTCGTTGGGTAGATGGAAGCGCTATTGATGGACCAGCTACTAGAGCGTGTAGAACTATAAAGCCTGGAGTTCGGCAAACTAAAGTAAAGCCTAAAAGTAATCTTGCCTACAAAGGAACTAAGAGCAATGCTAGAAATGTAGGAAGTTTTGGTAAAATTAACAATAGAGTCAAAGTAACTAAGAACGTAAAAGTGCCTGGGGTATGGAAAACAGCTAACCCAACGCCTACTACTGTCTTTGTTCAAACAACAATTAAATCTGCAACAGTAGCTAATAGAGTAAGGAGTAGAGAAGCGCTATGATTGATGAGCGTAGATTTTACGGCATTTACTTAGGAGTATGTGCGGATGTTGAAGACCCCGATAAGGACAGTCGTATTCGTTTACAGGTTCCTCAAGTACTTGGTCAAGAGATTACCGAGTGGGCTAGAGGATGTTTGCCTATTACGGCTAACAGTAACCACCCTGACCACCTAGAACATACAGCTGCTCAAGTAGCGGCCTTGTTAGTTGCACACGGAGACCATGCAATAGCAGGAACAACGGGGTCTGGTGGTACGCCTTCCCATACACATAGCTTTAGTTATAACGCCGTGCACCAAGAACACACGGGAAACCTAACTTCCCTTAAACATGCACATGTAACAACTGTTGATAAAGATAACAAATGGAATGATGACCAAGAGACAAACCAGACTCCTGAGCATACACCGCATAGACTAGTACCTGCGATTGGGCAAAAAGTATGGGTTATGTTTGAAGGCGGAGACCCTAATTATCCAGTATGGATGGGAGTGGAACTATGACAGAACGTGCTATTTCTTTGCCATTCTCTTTTAACTCTACTGGACAAGTAGCTTATTCAACCGATGAAAGAAAGATAATTCAAGACAGGGTAGTACTAGCTGTTATGTCTCGTCTAGGTGAAAGAGTCATGCGTCCAAATTTTGGAAGCGAAGTTCACTATGCAACATTTGAATCTCAAGGAGAAGCTGCATCTATAATTACTCAAGCAGTTTCTGTGTGCTTTAGCACTTGGTTTGGGTATCTTGAGCTAGAAGATGTTCTTCCGTCAGTAGACGCAGACGGGGTTTTACAAATTGAAGTTACATATAAAAAAGCTTTGCAAAAAATTAGCGAATCTTTACTAATAAAGACTTCGTTGTTTACAAGGTCTGGTGACCTAATTAGAGAGGCATATAATGGCTAACAACTACATTCCGCAAGTAGATTACACCTCAAGGGATTACGCTTCTATCAGAGAAGAACTTATTGCTCTTATCCCTTACTTTGCCCCCCAGTGGACTAACCGCGACCCAGCAGACTTCGGCATGACCTTAATTGAGTTGTTCTCTTACCTAGGTGACCAACTTAATTATTATATCGACCGCTCTGCTAATGAAGCTTTTATTAATACAGCAAGCCAAAGAGATAGTGTACTTCGTCTATCAAGACTATTAGGATATGTACCAACAGAAGCTACCGCATCTACAGTTACCCTTACTTTCCAAAACTCTAGTGCCTCAATTATTACGGTACCAGCTAAAACTCAGGTAGCAACTAGTGTGGTGTCTAATGGGGAAACAACTCAAATTGTATTTGAGACTGATAGCGTTGTAAATGTTCCAGCTAAAGCTGCTGGTGTAAACGGCTCTATAACTGTAACTGCAACACAGGGTGAGTCAAAAGGTTACGGGTTTGACGCAGACAACGGCTCTATTGGGCAGTCAAATGGCGCCCCTAATCAGATATTTCAAATTCCTAACTATCCAGTAATTAATAACAGTGTGGAAATTCTTGTGTCTGGTGTTAAGTACACACAAGTTCCTTACCTAATTGACTACCAAGACTACGACCCTGTGTTTAGTACTGTTACTAACGCTGATGGGATTACTTTTGTATTGTTTGGTGACAATATCAGTGGACGTATTCCAAATAACGGAGCAGAAATTTATGCAACTTACCGTGTGGGCGGTGGAGCAATAGGAAATGTTTCTGCAAACACTATTAAGTACATCATTACTACTGGACTTCCACTTGGACTATCCGTACTTAACCAAAACGTTGGACAATTGTCTGGAGCAGCAACAGGCGGAGGAGACCCAGAATCTACAGACTCTATTAGGATTAACGCTCCAAAAAGCATTCGTGCTTTAAACAGAGCAGTGTCTCTATCTGACTACTCTTCTCTAGTTATTCAAGTTCCTGGTGTTGCAAAAGCTAACTCCGTAGCGGATGTTTATAGCAGCATTACTATCTATATTGCGCCATATGGTGACTCTGGTTTGCAATCAGATGGAGTAACTTCATCTACAGTGTTTAACAATTTGGCTACAGACATTGCTAACTACTTTGTAGATAAGACGCCTCCTGGAACAACAATTACTTTGCAACCCCCTACTTATGTAGACGTAAGAGTAAAACTTAATTGCGTTATTCAATCTCAATATCGTTCTGCTCAAGTTATTACTAATATTAATTCTGCATTAAAAGAACTATTTGCTTTTGATAATGTGTCTTTTAATGACCAGATTACAATACAAGACGTGCTTGGAGTATTATCTGAGGTAGAAGGTGTATCCCGTTCTACAATTAATAAGCTTATTAGAAAAGACGAAGATAAAGTCTTTTCTATTAATAACAAAGCTTTAACAGGTAACGTAGCTACCCTTACTACTTCTGCAACTCATAATTATAAAATTGGAGAGACCGTACTAATCTCTGGTGTTGATGCAACATTTAATGGCACCTTTGTTATTACAGACGTAGGAAGTAATACAATTTCATACTCATGTATTTATACCAATGTTAGCTCAACAGCTGTAAGCCCTGTTGGTAAAGCTTCTTTACTAACTATGAAAGATATTATTTGTTTAACAAATGAACTACCACAGCTTGAAACTACAAAAGTAGCTGGAGTTTCTACAATTATTGGTATTGATTTAACAACTAGTGGGGGCATTAGTTAATGTCACGTTACGGTTTAGATTACTATTCCAGTAGTACATTTCCATTAAGCTACTACGGAAGCGACAACCCACTTAATTACGATGCTTCCCCAGTTACTGCTTTGTCTTCTGGTTATAACCAAATCACTGTGACTTGGACTACCCCTAAAGGGTCTTGGGCAAGTCTTAAAATTATTAGAAGCCCTTTTGGTTTTCCAGTAAACATCTCTGATGGTGAATTGATTTTTGAAACTACTAGACGTGCCGACCCTGAAAACTACACAGATAGCATTGCTAGTACTGATACTAAGTTTTATTACTACTCAATATTTGTATATGACACAGTACAGTTAACTTGGATTTTAGCTGGAAGAACAGAAGGACTATCTGTAAAAAATTATGGGACTTCTGACAAACTGTATGAGTACCTACCACAGATATACAAGTTAACTACGCCATACATTGCAACAGAATCTACTGAGAACAATGACTTACGCAATTTTTTATCTTTATTTGGTTTTCAATTTGACCATACCCGCGCCTTAACAGAGTTAATCACCGACCGTTATAACTTTGAAAACTTAACAGGAACTACTATTCCTCTTCTTCTTAACCAATTTGGTTTACGTTATGAACCAGAAATTGGGTATCAGCAAGCGCGTATTTTGGTAAGAGACTCTGTTCAACTTACAAAAGAAAAAGGCTCTAGCCAAGGTTTAAGAGAGTACATTAAAGACTTTACAGGATGGGCTTGCCCCGCCCCTATAGATGGAACTCCCAACCCTAGTACTGATGGATTGCAAATTGGTCATAATCTTATGCTTGATTACAACGACTCTTCTTTTGAAGAAAGTATTGGGCATTGGACATCCTCAGATTCTTCAGCATATTTAAACCAAATAAGTGTTAAAAAAGTGTCTACATACTCAACTGCAAGTAATAACTTAAGATTAAATATTGGTACACATGGGTACAAGATTAACGATAAGTTTACTATGAGTGGATTTAAGATTCCTAAATACAACTTTTCTAGCCCAGCTACCATTGCTGGAACAGGGGATGGCTACATTGAAGTTGTTATTACAGCTCCAGATGTGTCAACTACCTCTGCTTACAATGACGACCTTCAAGATTACCCAACAGTAACCCCATACCCAGCACCATACTCAGAGCCAACAGCCCCAGCTTTATACCCAAATAAGCAAAAGGGATATCTATCTATTGGAAACAGCGGCTCTTCTTCAGCAGCTATCACAGTCTCATGCGGAAGTGCTTCACCAATAACTTTAGGCGTACCTGTTACCTCTGGCGATACCTACACCTTTAGTGCATATAGTGCAGCTAGTGTTACTGGTCGCTCATATACAGTAGGAATTAACTGGTATGACCGTTTTGGAGTTCTTATGTCTACAGTTACTGGAACACCAGTTACAAATGCGACTGGCTCTATTTCATCAAGAGCTACTGTAACTTCGCAAGCACCTGCAGCTATTACACTCAATACGTTTTCTTCTACAGCAGGTAGTGGTTATACAAATGGTACTTACACAAATGTACCTTTAACCTATGTAAGTGGTAAACAGTTTACAATTGCTCCAAAAGCAAACTTTACTATTTCTGGTGGCGCTGTTCAATCTATGACAGTAGTTAATGGAGGTAAAGGCTCTGATACAACAACTGTATTTTCTTTTAATAAAGCCTCTATAAGTAGTGCTGGGGGGTCTGGGTTTCAAGTATCGGTTGTAAGAGTACAAGAGTCCTATTATGCAGCTCCTATTATCACAGTCTCTGGTGTAGCAAATGCAGCAAGCTATGAACGTCATTACTTTGATGCTTGTCAGTTTGAAATGGCAAGTTCTGTAACAGAATTTGATGAGGCACGTCAAGTTCATATAACAATGAAAGCAAATCGCATTAACGAATTAAAGAACCCTACGTTCTACAACAGTGGTGGTGTAACCCCTTGGTCAATTACTAACGCAACTACTGCGGCAGTGTCTACTGAAAACTCACCTATTGCAGATGTTTACGCAATTGAGGGATATCAAAGAGGCGGAACAACCGTAAGCGTTACTCTTACAAAAGTACACTCTTATAAGATTGGTGACACCATATATATTTATGGGTTACCTAGCGGGTATAACGGAGTTCAAACTGTTACTAACGTTACAGATTTTACATTTGATTTTACTAAATCTGGAAGCGTAACAATAGGTTTTACATCTGTTACTGGTGGATTTGTTCAAAAAAGCGGAGAGTGTCTAGCTGTAACTAGTACGGGCGGAACCGTTAAGGTGCAGTCTTACACCAACAACACCCAATACACGCCTATCTACTACCCATCAACTGATTACACATTTAGTATCTATGTTAAAAGTGCTAGCGCAAATGCTAACGTTGAGATTACTTGGTATGACATTAACAAATCCTCTATCTCAAGCAGCACAGGAAACGCCCTTCAACTTAGTGACGCGATAAACTGGGGAAGAGTTTCTCTTAAAGCTATTGCTCCAGCTACAGCGGCCTACGCAAGCGTTGCATTAGTTTGGACAAGCCCACCAGTGGGTAATGTTATATATGTAGATGATGCTTTGTTTGAGAACAGTTCTTTTGTACTTCCATACTTTGATGGAAACACGGGGCCAGGTTCTACAGCGGAGTTGTTCTGGGAGGGCTCAGCCCCTAACGCCAGCCGTAGTCATTACTACAAAAATCGTGTGGCTATTGCTGACCGCCTTGCCAAAGGTGCCCTTAATGACTGGCTTATGAGCGGTTCTACCTACGCCCTATACCTAGCACAGCCTCAGACGTAGTAGACTGCTCCCATGCTGGAGCTAATACTTATTGGATGCTTTACTGGATTCTTCCTAGCTACTATACGTAACCTGGTAGATGTTCTAAGTATCTTTATTCCTATTTCCATAATTAACTCTGTATCTTCAATTATATTTGCAGGTATTGGAACATATTTAGTTGAAGTTTCAACTATAAAGCTCCAGCTACTATATACCGTAGCTGGAGGGTTTTTAGGAGCCAGCTTGCTTGCAATTGTAGAACGCATTTCTACCTATAGACCTCCAGTTATCAACAGTGCTAGGGAATAGGTGTAGGATGCGAGGACTTCAAAGGAGGTCCTTATGGACAAGTATTACGTACTAGTAGTTGGTAACGGTTCTACAAGTCGCCAGAATGTAGAAGCGCTTATGGAAGACCATTACTATGCTAATGGTGACAGCGGGGTTCTTGTTATCCCTGTAGATAAAGCTCCCACTCAATCTCAAATATTTGTAGCACAGTTTGCTAAAGAAAAAAATAAAGAGATTGTTTTTGTAGCAAATGAAAACACTAACTTAACAAACGTCCCAGCATCTTCGGTTGTAATTGATGACGACCCTCTAAATAAAGCCGTAGAGATTGTTATTGGCGAAAAGGTATCTGCGTTTCTTCTATGGTCAGATGATGACCAAACTTCATTAGAGGCGCTATCGGCTTGTAAGAAGGCCAACATCCCATGCTTTGACTTAACCAACGGCCTGACCGTTATTAATGCTGCAGATAGCATTCCAGATACACAGAAGATTAAATTCCCAGATGCAGAAATCATTAAGGAAAGGACATCGGTGGATGCGGAGAAAGAAGAAGTCGACGAGGAAGAAGACTACGAAGAAGAGTTTGACGAAGAAGACGACGACAGCGAAGACGAGGACTATGAAAATCTCTACGCGGGGGTCGAAGCGATAGCCCGTATCTTTGCCAGGGTTTTTTTAGAGGAAATGGAAGCGGCCAAGAATGGCCCTAAGTCCTAAGGCTTTAGGGCTGCTCCTACACGTGTACGCAGAGGGGGCCGTAGGAGGCTCTAGAAGGCTCTCTAAGGACTTTGGGGTGGGTAGGGTGTATGTCGAGTCAGGCTTGATAGAACTGCGCTCTAACGACCTTGTAAGCCTTGTAAAGGGCAAAACCGACAAGGGTAACTACTGGGCTCAAGTTGAGATAACTGAGGCAGGGGCAGACCTTGTAAAAGCGCTGTCCAAAAAAGGTAAGCTCCGTTGTCGAAAATCAACAACGGACCCGTTGTCGAAAACCAAGCCATCTATTGAACAGAATAGCAATCTAGCTAATTATCCTAATAGTAAAGATGCTAATTCTTTTAATAGTAAAAATACCCCCGAAGGGGAAAAAGAAAAAGAAACTTATACAGGAGTAGAAAATATGTTAGGCACAACGCCAATGGACCCAGATGATTTAGCTGCCGAGATTGCCAAGGACAAGGAGCGCAAGAAGAAGCAGACTGCCGAAGAGAAGAGTCAGAACTATCAGAAGCGTAAGTCAGACCGCGAAAATCGCTCTGTAAAAGATTGGAGCCCTGCCGATACCGTCAACTACTTCGCGCAACAGTGCAACCTCTTGTGGCATATAAAGGAGTTCCGTGTTGATAGGGCTGCATTTGTTAGTGCTGTAAAGAATTTCCGCGACACGTTTGACACCGACGGGGTGCTTGAAAAAGAACTTATTGACCGATATTTTGACAGCATCAAACATGATACTAAGAAAAACGACGGAGAAGTTTTGTGGAAAACTTTTATTAAGTACGCCCCACTTCGCGTTGAAGAGATACGTCGTGATAGTGTTGCTGAAGACTTAGAAGCAGCAGAGACAGTAAGAGCTAGTAGAAAGGGTTTGTAATGTACGACTTAGCAAAACAAAAAGTACGTCGCAAAGCTTGGATTCAATCTTCCAACATACCTAAAGCTCGTCTTGGTTGGACGTTAGATGATTGTAAAGATACTCATCCTGATGACATAGAAGATATTAAAAAATGGATTGGTCACCTAGACCGCGGCTCAGTTGTTCGCGCTTCTGGAGAGGACAATTGCGGTAAGGGTTTACTATTTGCTGGCAAGCCAGGGCGCGGTAAGTCAACAGTGGCTGCTTCTATCCTTCAGACAGTTATGCTCAATTCCCCCCTTCTTGCGTTTGACGTTGAAGAGGGTGGGGTTTTAATTCGTCCTTGCTACTTTATGACCTTTAATGACGTGCTTTCTTTATCAGGCCGTTTAATGGATAGCCCGACAGACTGGGAAGAAGTCCTCTACTATGGTGTCTTAGGCGAGGCTCATGACTCCTATAACATCAGAGTCCTAGTGATAGACGATGTTGGCAAAGAGCATTCCAGCCTAAGCGGTTGGCAAAAAAACGTATTGCATCATGTGTTGCGTAATAGATTTAATCGTGGTTTGCCAACTATTGTTACTACTAACGTTATGTTGGAAGATTGGGGCACACTGTATGGTGATGCAACAGAAAGCTTTGCTAAAGAAGCCTTCCACTATTTCAATATGGTTACTAACAAAGGAGACCTACGAGAATGAGCAAGGTAATGGATACTAAACTTGTACAAGTTTTTCTAAGTCAGACACAGACACCTGGACCAGGTATCTATGAGGTGTCAGTCGATGATGACAACAAGTTTTATTGCACTTGCCCAGGTTTTCAAGGTCGCAACACATGTAAACATGTTAAGTTTGTAACTGCCCGTGTTAAGTCTAACGGCGGAGATAATTACCCATTAGAGTTTTCTAGCCGTGCAACTAAAGATGATGTTGTAAAGGCTAAACAATCTAAAGAAGAGTTTAGAGATTTCGTCATAAGATTTGGCAAGATTGAAGTCTTCTAATGAAAAATGGGGATATCAGTAACGAACTCCCCAAAAGGATACTAGTTACCACAGACATTATTATGGATGTGGAAATTAACATAAAAAAGAAGTTGTTAATTATCCCATCTGTTAAGATAAATAAAAAGTTTA